AAAAACGAACAAAGCAACATATGATAATAACGTTAGTTAAATTTATTGAAGCTTTACTTCACATCAGTAAAGGCATACTCACACTCACGTGGGAGGAATTTCAGGCTTTTGGCATATTCCATGAAAGAGGTCAAGGCCTCATTCGTTTGTCCTTTGGGAATCCAGTTGTTTCTGGCTGAGGAAAGCAGCAACATAATACTAACAGGTATCATATCACCCCAGGCACAGAAACACAGAACCTTTCCAGCAGCATAAGCAGTCCTAATCTTCCTGTTATACTCAGAATTGGGCCTAGAAATGTTGTTACTTATCCAAGACTGTGTTGGTAAATTCCCTCTACCAGTGCCTGCCTCCCATTTAATGTTCAAACAGTGCTCAGGGAGACGGTTGGTAGGAAAATGTCCATTAAAGATAACCCAAAACTCATTGTCACGCTTTTCACCGAGCTCAGTATACTTGAGATTTATCGTTTTGAGCCTGCCTGACACCTGAACACCCTTATCCAACAACACAACGTCAGGAACAAGAGATCCCAAAAGATCTGGCTTTAACATCATATCCAAGCTATCCTCATTGTCTGGAAGTAGTTGTTGGCGCTGATAGGCAAAAAACTCTTTAATCTGAGCCCCATTTAGCACATCATCCTTGTTAATCCAAGGTAGCTGCAAAGCCTTCCTTCTTAGCATGTTCATTTCCTCTGGACTATACATATATAATTCCTTCAGCACATTATTCAAATTCACAAGATATGCTTCTTGCTTATCCAGGTTAGTTGTGTTGACATAATGAAGCTGAGCCCACAGACTACTCTTCTCCTCTGGTGAATCGTAAATGAGACCATTTAATTTGAATCCTCTTTTCAAGAAATCACAATTGCTCAACTTACGAAATTCCAGTGTGGGACTTGTTTTGTCAATACCATCTGTTATGGTCACTCCAAACTGTGCCATTTCAGCTTTCAGAGTTCTACCGTTAAACACACTTGCGACAACATGACTAACGGAAATCAGATTGTCATCCCCATAAGTAACCAATTTCACCATCCGAGGAAAATTCACATGTAGAGGTCGTGGTACATTGTTCTTCTCCAAAATTTTCCGATAACAGTACCTCACAAGTATTTCATTGAAAATGGAATTACAAATGACAGTTAAAGGAAATCCAGAAGGTATACCGCATTCAACACGCCACACCTCGTTCTTTGAAATAGCATAACGGGAACAACAAGCCATAAGGAGATTCATTCTCATGGTCTGACTCTCCTGCGATCCACCACACAATCTGTTGATCATGGTGGCGATAACCGTCATAACTTGCTTGCTCAAAAGGCCATCAAATGATTTATAGTCACAGCACAAAATATTCTGGCCGACACTTAAAAGACTCCCAGCCAATCTCGTCCACTCCATGCTGTAGGGGTTGATTCCAACCTGACAGGCAAGCTTCTCACGATTTCTCATAATGAAGCGAACAAATTTTAAAAACTTCATCCTCACCAACAAATTGTATTCCATGGGAAGTATTGTGAAACAACGCGTCTTTGGGGTGTCATAAATCTTGCGCAGAGGCAACTTTTCATCCTTAGGGCATTCAATCCCTATCAGAGTGGGAACTTCCTTCTTACATTGCTCTTGCAAGATTTCAAAAGCATGATACACTGAAGTGCCTTCTATAAGAGCGCACTTACCACCCACGGTTTCAACAAATCTCCCTTTGCCTTTTTCCCCTTTTTCTCTTGACAAGATATGAGGAAATCCTTCAGAGGTGGCTAAGGGAATACGATCCATGTAATCCAAACCATCAATACCATTTATGGCCACTTCCAAATCAACATCATCAAAATTCTCATCGGGTTCAAGGCAATCATGCCACTCTTCCAAAATCTCATTGGCTACTTCCCCAAGGGTTTCTCCACACAGGTGCCCCATTGGTTGTGAATATTTAGTAACACCTCCTCTAAAAGGATCATATCCTTCATTGCCCCCTTGCTTAATACGAGGGTCTTCAGAACTCAAGATACTAGGCACCTTGTCACTTTTTGTGTCCAAATGCCACTCCTCCTCCGTCTCCACCAATGAGGTTTTCGTTGGCAAGGGTATCCATACCTCGGGCTTAAGCTGACCAACTAGTGCGACACCTGTCTCTTCTTCCTGCTCATTTGGATAGAAACTAAAGTACTTGGTAGTGCACTGTGCATCGGCAGCCTGTGGAATATGGGGCAAAGGGGCCGCAAAGCCATTTCTCCCGTCACCTCCAATATGTATACCAACGATTTGGTATCGTCCTTCTACCTGTGCAACTATAAGACTCCCACAATCCCGATCAACCGTCGGAGCCTCATATTTCAGGAAGCAAGGGAGCTTGCGCACGGCACCATTGGCACGCAATTCCAAAGTTTCAAAAACTGTCTCCACATTAATGCCAGCGTATGTAGGCTCATATGACATAGTCAATCTGTCATACTTACAGGAAAGAAAGTCAGCTGGAAATTTCTTACAAAGACTTTTCTCCCAATCCCAGCAAAAAACATCCCAAGTAGTGTGTGGGATGTCCTCGAAACTAGCGCTGTGATAAACACAGATCTCAGAATCGTCAAAATATGTCATGCCTTTGGGATCATAAACATGGAGAAAGTGCCGGCCGTCTTTAACTATCTTAACTGTTATCGGATGTTTAATGGTCTTAAAGAAATGCGCATATCCTAAAAACCTCCGTCCAGGAACTAAAACAATTTGCACATTGGTATTTCCGAATTCAAAGTTAGCCTTGCACTTGCTCATAATAGCAACGCTGCTATGATCCAAAGACATCTGTGCATCAGCCCACTGCCTGCGCTTCAAAGGAACATTACGGTAACGATATTGTGCCACATCAAAACGATTTGGCTTCCTGCTCTGGGCGACGGCATTGGTGGTGCTTGTCAAGACAACAGAAGCAGCCCCAACAAGACTGGAACCATTGCCACCTTCAGTAAGAGCCTTGTAGGCAAACCAAAAACCTTTACCAACCAGAGCTGCCAAGACGATGCCAACTATGGCTTTCAAAGGAGTGGGCCACGAACTAAACTCACGTGAATAGGCTGCCTTGAGATTCTCAAAAACTTTTTCAGTGACGGTCTTGTACCATGGTTGCATTTTCTGAGTTTCCATGTAGTAACCCATAGCACACAAAACAAATCTTTCCCAGGTGTGAAGAGCCTGCATATCTGGCAGCAATTGTTGCTCCAACAGTGTATCCCCAACTCCCCCCGTGAAGTTAAAATCACGATCATAATTGTCAGGACACACAAGATAGCGCAAGTGATTTTTAATGAGTAAGCTCAAGTTTTCACCCTGTATAAGGATTTTGTAAGCCTTCATGACATGGCTTGCCGTCATTTTGGCCATCTCCTCACTCCTACCAACATCAGAATGTTCCCCATACCATATCACGGAGTCATATGCATCAGCGAAACCAAGATGTGCAAAACGATTTTTATGCTGGATAGTGAATAAGTGAGTGTATTCCCTAAAACCTTCTGGTTGGCCAAGTTTCTTAGCTTGAGCTTTTAATAAACCAGCATTAGAAACATTGGCCAAATTCAGCAGACCACGTAGAATTAGTAGGTTTTGCTTGCCTTTGTAGGGAACTACACTTCCTATGTTGGCAGACTGTTCAGCATTGTGGGCCTCATATTTATTTTGAAGAAACACAAATAAATCCGCATAAGAAGTGAATCTTTGCTCCACAACGTATGTCTCTCTCTCATAGCGCATTATCTCATAGATCTGATTTTGCGTAAAGTCACTAGAATCGTACTGCCTTTCGTTGTCAATCTTGACATTAATCAACACGTGCCGGCGATTGCGGAACGGGGCATCATCACGTATTTTGGCCTCTGGACTGGGTTCTAGAAAATTCGTTGAACACACAATGAACTGTGAATCAAACATCATTCCCTTTTCTTCAATGGCCGCCATTGGAACAGGATAAGGAGTAGAAGAAACCAAAGGGATCAATTGAGCCTCACATGAGGGCTCAGTTTTAACTGCACCAAAATCATCAATCAGAACAAAAGGCTGACGACGATACCCACTCCAGTAACTTTCTGCCGGGTTCCTGCTGTACACAGTGTCCTCAGCCAACCCTAGGGCTGCCTGGAAATCTTTGACAATTCTAGAAGTCAATAATGTTTTTCCAACGCGAGAAGTTCCTTGGCAAAAAATGGTAAAAGGCATTTTCCTCTCGGTTCTGTTGCCCTGAAGACAAGCCTCACGACGGAGCTTATCTAACATCACAATACCTGAGGTAACCAAACTTATGATACCTGGGGAAAGGCGGACTCCTTGGAGGATCTTATTTCGCATGTTATTGCCTTTTTCGGCCAAGACCTGCAACTTAAGAAACTCGTCCTGAGAACAAGAGGCATGTACAATAAAGTCATTCTGGCACTGGGAGATTTGCTGCAACCAGCCATCAACATCCTCACCAAGAACAAAAGTGGCGTCTCGCAAAAAAGAGGTTTTGATACCCAAAGCTTCCCAGACGTAATGCGTCAAAGTACAAAAAATCTTTGCAACAAAACCCTTAATTGTGTTAGCACATGTCGCAATTTGGTTTATTGCGGCACACGTTTTGCCCAAATTTATCAAGGAGACATCACACAAACTCGTTAACCTCTCCGCGAGTGTTTCCAGTAAACCTATAGGGGAGTCTTGCAAAATGGTCTGGGGCTGATTTTGAAATTTTGCGCTCAAAACCCCCGCAACAACATTAGCAACACCACTAAAAAGAGAGATCAGCTGGGCTCCACAATTGCCGCTCTGTTTTGTCAGCTCATAACAACATGCGGCAACAACTCCGGTGCGCAAGAAAATATCAGACAAGTTCATGGGCTCAGTAATGGCACCAACCGCCATCAACAATTTATCCAAAAGACTCATGGCTGTAGTTAAGGCCATGATGGCCATGCCCCATGTCATCAATTCCTTGGTGGAGGCCAAAAGCCACGCAAAATCATCAGCTGCCATTGTCAACCACTCTGTCACACGATCCCAGATTTTAAGAATCCAGGGAAACGTCGACAAAACTATTGGACAATGAGTATTAATCATCTTCAGAAAATGTTCCTTAAAACTTCCAATAATACTCTCCACTGTCCATGCAGCTATAGCACCAATTCTCTTAGGTATCCACATCAACATGTTAGCTGCAATGTTTCGCAGCCCTTGCATTTGGGCTTCCACAGGACCAGAACCCCCAAGCTCAGTAGTGATTTCAGGAACAAAATTCACTGCTAATTGCAAACGCTCGGCCAAAATAGCTTTTGTATAAGATCTCAGTGGCATAAGGCTATGACACCCCTTAAGCATGGCAGTTACAAAATCATGAAATTGCTCAAAAACAAAGTCCTCAACGTCAACAGAGTGGGGTTCCATCAACCCAGCATCAAAATCCAAGCAATAGGCATAAAAGGATAAATACAAAACATGCCTGTTTTGCTCCTCCTTCAACGTCGCCACAATACGGGGTAGAGTGGCGCCCTTGTTGTCAGTTGTCATATTGGTATATGCTTTCAGATAAAACATAACATCCTCAGAATGGACTACTTGGTGGACGCTAGCAACACTCCCATTTCCAGTGAAATTCATTTTGAATTAATTTAATCACACAAACAAAACAAAAACACTTGAAAGTAGGAAAGTGAAGGAGGGAAAAGAAAAGAAAGGAGGGAGAAAAGCAATTGCACAATCTACCACAGGGCCGTAAAGTGCAAAGCTGGAAAACAGAAAATGTTTAAAGATTGCTTTAAAGATTGCTTTGGTGGGAATCCCGCGATTCCTTGAAGATGGTTATTAAAAGTTTCTTCTCCAGAAATTTTTAATA